GGCAAGAGGTTACGAAGTTTATTGGTAACCGAATCCGGATTGTGAATCCTTATAGGTTTCTGCCGGACACGCGGATACCGCTAACAAGGTTTCAGGAAGGAGAGTTTTGTGGTCATGAAGAGGAGTTTACTTATAATCGACTGAAAGAACTGGAGAAGGCTGAGGAAGTTGCCGGAGTTGACCACATTCCAAATTACTCAGCCCTGGAGGGGGAAGACCGCCCAGGGCGGTTCAGCGATTCAATGTTGAACCAAATGAAGAACAGCGGAACGCACTCTAATGCCCGTGGGATGATTTTGGTTACCAAGCTGCAGGTTCAGCTTATACCGTCAAAATTTGAAGTTGCTGAAGGCACCATGCTTGGGACAGAAGAAAGTCCGGTTAAATATCTACTCTGGATTGCAAACGATAAGCGAGTCATCAGGGCTGAACCGTTGAACTTTGGCCATGATGGGTATGGTTATACAGTAGCTCAGTATAGCCCAGACGAGCATAACTTTCTTTCCGAGACTCTGTGTGATTCGCTTGGCAAGCTGCAAGATGTCACCAACTGGCTTATCAACTCGCACGTTACCAATGTTCGGAAGATGATCCAAAATCGTATAGTAGTCGATCCGAACGCCGTTCACATGGAAGACTTAATCAACCACCGGTCAGTGATCCGCCTCAAGCAGGGTTACAGCAGCACAGGCGTGGACCGATGGATTAAACAGCTTGATGTCAATGACGCAACAAGCCAGCACCTCGGTGATCTGCAACACATAATTAACCTCATGCAGATGACAACTTCGATTAACGACAACATGCTCGGGCAGTTCAGCCCTGGTCGGAGGTCGGCAAGAGAAGCTGGGAACATCGCACAGAGTTCTGGAGCGCGCTTGTCGATGCACACAAAGCTGATCTGGGAACAAGGTTTGGAGCCGCTGGGTGTGCAACTGCTTGCCAACCACCAGATGGGGTTAGATGAGCAGACAGCGATTCAGGTCACCGGAGAGCTCGCTACGCAAGAAGCGTTTAACGGTTTTGTGAAGGTTGATCAAACCATGATCAACGGCCTGTTTAACTTTAAGTTGTTCGATGGGACTCTAGCTTCTGAGCGACAAAAACAGGGCCAGGTTCTCCAAGAAATGTTACTTGAAGCCTTAAAGCAAGGCGAGTTTGGGTTCCAGTTCATCGTGAACATGTTAGGTTATGACCCGAACAAACTCATGCGTGAAATACTTTCCAACTACGGGATCAAAAATCCTGATCGGTTTAAGCTCGACGAGCGGCGAGCACAAGAACTCCAACAAACCGCTCTACTCTCTCAACAACAAAATGGAACACAACCTAGACAACCAGCAAACCCTTCCGCAACTCCTCCAAATGCAGGCCCTACAGGGGGTGGACTTCAAGCACTCCTTGCGTCTGCTTCAGCAGCTCAAGGACAACCCGGCGTTCCAGGCGCTACTCCAACTCCTAGCACTGGAGGCCCAGGGTTCTGATGTTGCTTTTAACCTTTATGAACTTACTGACATGGGCAGCTTTGCCACACGGGAAAAGCTACTCGGCCATGCGATCGGTTGCCGCCTTGCAAACCGTATCGTAAAAACAACAACTGAAGAGGCACTTAAAGACATACAAAATGACTACAACTAACGATAATCCAGATTCGGTTTGGGACAACCCACAAACGGCAGATGGTGCCGGTGCGGTTGCGCCAGTGGACAATCAAGGTGCAAATCCAACACCCGAAGTTCCTCTTGAACCAATTACTCCAGATCCGAACGCTTTACCCGTTGAAGGAACAGCTCCTGACGGTGCTTTAACACCTCCAGAAGGAGCCACGCCTGCGGACGCGCCCGCACCCGCAGCTTCTCCTGCTTTCGATGTAAACGAGCTTGCTGCGAAGATCGCACAGGCCAACGCACAGGCCAACGCCGAGGCTGCACGACAAAACCAACCAGCCCCACAACTCAGTGAAGCAGAATATCGAGAAAAAGTAGGCTACGCTGAAGTCACGACAGACTTTGTCGCGGCGCTGCAAGAGGGTGGAGAAACCGCTCAAGCCGCTCTCGATGCGCATACTCAAGCTACCGTCCGCCAAGCGTTGACAATTTCTACAATGTATGCGCAGCAACAAGTTCAGCAAGCTACACAAGCAATGGAACAAAAGCTTGCTCCGTATCTGCAGATGGCAGACAATGTCAATGTGGAGAACTTCCGCAGTGCACTCTTCGAGAAGAACCCAGGGTTTAAACAGTTCGCCCCGCTCCTCGACACCGTTGCCGACCAGCTTGCCAAAGAAGGGTTTAAGCCTAAGACGCAACAAGAAGCGTTGGCAAAGGTCGCAGCAACCATGAATCAATTTATCACCCAGTTTGGCCTTAAGCCAGACGGGCAACAACTTCAACAGCCCGCAGGAGGAATCACTCCTCCTGCAATGACCACGCAGTCCGGTGGAGGTCAGGGCGGAACTCGGCAGACGCCAGCAAAGCAAAACGCTCCAGCGGACGGTGGGGCATCCGACATATGGAATTAAATTAAATGGCATCAACAATACTAGGAATGGTCGGCGCTGAGGGTTTCTCAAATCAGCGCTTCAAAAATGTGCGTCAACGGGTGTTTTATAATTTCCCGAACGGCGCGACTTCACTCCTCGGCATCCTGTCTCTCATGGATGACGAGTCTACAAACGATCCCGAGTTCAAATGGTTTGAAAAACGCCGCTTGGAACTCGTCGAAACAACCGAAAAAGCGGCTTCCGCTGGTCCGTGGTATGCAGACTCTAGCAACGCGCTGGGTTCTGCACTTGGCACTGCAGCTGCTGTGCGCACCGCAGGCACTGCCTATTGGCTCCGAGTTCACACTTACGGCAATATTCGTGTAGGTGATATTGTCACGATCCACCAACATCCGGTAACGGGAAGCAACTCTGACATCACTTGTGAAGTAACCCAGAAGGTTTTGTCCACGGACGAATACATTCAGGTTATTCCGCTTGTGACGGTCGCAGCTGTTCTCAACACGAATGACACCACTACCGATAACCTTGAAGTTAAAGTCACCGGTAACGCTAGCTCGGAAGGGCAAGTTGGTGGCAACCTCGGCAACTACGAAACCCCGCAGGAGTTTTCCAACCTTACCCAAATCTTTCGCACACCGTGGCGGATGACTGGCACGGCTGCGAAAACTTCCGCAACCTACGATAAAGAAGGTCCGTATAAGGAACTCGCTCGTGAGAACCAATACGATCACTTCACCAAGATTGAGTTGAATCTCCTTTTTGGTCGTCGTTCGATGCGCACGGATTCCGCTGGGTTGACTGTTCGGACATTTGACGGGATCTTCGCGTTCATGTCAGCGTTCGAAGCGGCTGACTCGGCTTATCGTGGTGGCACTGGTGCTCCTGCGGTGACGGCGAACGCTGACGACAACAAACGGATCATCCCAATCAACGGAACTATCTCCGCTACTGCGTATGATACCTACCTTGAACGTGTTTTTCGTGTCAAGCACAACTCCACGAACGAGAAACTCGTGCTTTGTGGTAACCAGGCACTGCTCTCGGTCAACCAGCTTTACAAAGGCGAGTCGGTGTTGAACAGCAACCTTCCACTCGAGTCCACCTTCGGGATGAACGTCGTTTCTCACAAGACGCCGTTTGGAACGATTCACTACCAAACGCACCCGTTGTTCAACGAGAATGCTGCGCTTCGCCGTAACCTTCTCTTCCTGGATGCAAAGAAGTCGTTCAAGTATCGCTACCTCGAAAGTCGTGATACCAAACTGCTCAAGAACCGTGAGCCTAACAACGCTGATTACCGTGAAGATGAATATCTCACGGAGTGCGGCTTGGAAGTTCGTTTCCCTGAAGCCAACATGTATATCACCGGTATCACCGGCGCTGCATAAGGAGACAGAAATTATGCCTAAAACACCAGACATCAAGGGCGCAGGCCCTTCACAATCCGCCGGACAAACAGCCCGCGAAAGTGGCCAATTGGCCGCTGGCGCAAAACAGTCAATCTCCGGCTCGAACGATCTCAACCCATACAAGTCCCCTGCTATGCCGATCCACGGCAAAAAAGGCGGTATGGCTAAGTAGTTAATCTTAACAGCCTGGTGAGGTCAACTCCTCGCCAGGCTTTTTCTTATGGCACTCACCTTTGTAGAACTTAAAAAGTATGTCCGGGCATACGTCAAGCGTTCAGAAGCTTCGCTGACCTATGACACCGTTAACCACTTGGAGATTGCGATCAACAACGCTCTGCTAGGCGTTCAACGAGAGCATGACTTTCAATGGCTAGACAAACAAATTTACGTCGATTGTTCCCCGATTGGAAATATGCTTACCGACGCGCGGTTGTCTGTAGACGATTCTGTTGTTCGCGTAAAGCGGATGAACAATGCGTATATTGCCGACCAGGGGTCGGGTCTGCTTATTCCGATTGAGTATGATAGCAAGCGCAAACACGCACACGACAAGCTGCGCGATGACCGGTTATGTGCTGGCTCACTATTTGAACAACGGCCAAAGCTGATCCAACAAGGTCAGGACGTTTGGCTTTACCCACGACCAACTACAACCACCCGCGTCTATTTCGACGCGATTGTTTACTTGGACGATCTTACGGCAGACCAGGACACGAATTTTCTCGTCGAATATGCCAAAGACTTTCTCATGTATAGTTCAATAATTGAACTGAACTTCTTCTTGAAAGAAGACGAGCGGTATAACATCTCTCGCACCCTTTACTCAATGGCAAGAAAGAGCTTGCTGCACTGGGATAACACTCTTGTAACCATCACTGATTCGGAGCTAGACTTATGAGTTATACTGCTGAAGATTTAACAAATTTACTAATCGACATGCCGGACGATGAAACGTCCGAGGCATCGGAGCTTGGACCCGCAGTGCGCGAAACTCGCAGGCTGTTGCGGGATTTACTCCGTGTAGCGCATAATGATGACGGGACGTTGAAGGCAGTTGCTACGGCGTATTTGGCTGCTGCTGCCGTTACGGAAGAAAAGCTGGCCGCTGGCGCGGTGACTGGAGCGAAAGCTGCTGACGCGTTCTTAGCTTTGCGCCACTTGTCGGATGGGTTAATCACAGGGGTTAAGCTTGCGAATAGCGCTGTAGATACAGCACAGCTTGCTGATGACGCTGTGACAAACGCGAAAATAGAAAGCGTTGCTGCGAGCAAGCTGACAGGGCAGTTGACTGAAGCACAGTTCAACAGCAACACCATCCCGCCCACGGCGTTGAAAGCTGGAGTGCTCGATGATAAAATCACAGGGATGGCGTTGGGAAAGTTGACAGGGCTGACGAACGGACAGATCATCCTTGGGGTTGGGACAACCGCTACACCGGTCTCACTCTCCGGTGCAATCTCGATTGCTACCGATGGAACGGTTACACTTCAGCAGAGTTTGAATGTAGTCAGCTTTGGCCAACTGCTTGCGCGCGGGGCAAACGGTGGTGAAGCAACCGCTACTTGGACAGAGCGGACGATCAATGAGACTGCTGATCCAGGAAACCTGCTTTCGGTAAACGGCACTTCGTTTGCTTTGGCTGCTGGTCAGTATCTTGTGTATGCTCGCAGCCCAGCGGCTGGGGTTGGTAAGCACCAAGCTGGGCTGTTTACAGATGGAGTGACTGACTCGGTGCTGGTGTGGGGTTGTAGCTCCCTAGCACCTATTGTGCGGAACGCGGCGGATAACGGAACAGAGCGGATCCAAACCGATTCGGTAATCGCTGGGGTTTTTGAAGTGGCAGACACGGACTCCTTGGTATTTAAGCACTGGGTGCAGACTTCAGCTTCGGCAGACACTGACTTTGGAGTAGCCGCTTCCTCTGATAACACAATCAACCTCGGCACGCATAATGAAGTGTTTTTGCGTGGCTACTTCATAAGGATTGGTGATGCCAGTTAAACGATTAACAAGAGACAAAATGACTTTCGGAGTTTCGGATGACAACAAGGATAACTTGTGGGACAACAGCCGAAACTTTAGGTTTGCTAACCGGATTGCAAAAATGCGTCCAAGGTTGCGTAAGTTAGTCAACGCAAAAAAAAGTGAAGGAGTTCATGTCTAATATCATCCATACCTTGCTATCGACGCTAAGCCATAATACCTTGGCTGTAGGGACTGAGAAGTCATTTCTGATTGGAGACATGACTGAGCGAAAACCGTCTGAGTCTTACGGACGTGCAGGGTTGACTTATGGACAGCCCTTGGTTCTGGCTGGGCTGAGTAGTTTGACTGCGGGTGACGGGACAAACGCGGGAGAAGGACATAATAACACTAACAAGTATGCAGGGCCTTCCGTCCGTCCGAAGCCTGTTTGGTTCCTAGAGCAGCCCGTGCTTACGCACCAACCAGACGCAGCGGTTGACCGCTCTCGGTATCAGTTGTTTGCACGTAACTACACAGGGACGGAAGCGGACCAGTTCTGGGTGTCTGCGGTTTCGGCAGACACCGTGTGGGTCCGGAACTCGAATGAGAGTAAGTTTGTTACTTTCCCAAAGAATGTTTGGGTAACTACAATTGACGGGTTGGAGCTGTTGAGGGTAGCTGACTTTATTGCACAGACTGAGTGGCGGTTACGGTTGCGGTTCTGGACAGCCCCGTCCAAGTTGTCTGGTTTCCACTACAACGGAAGACTCTTCTTAGCCGGTCGGGGCACTCCGGTTGTTGAAGTGCGGCATAACACGGCCGTTCGTCACACCGGACAAACCGCCGATTATTTCTTTGAGTTGAAAAACCACGCAGTTGCTTTGAAAGACAACCGGTTGAGCTGGTCTGCTGGGTATGATTTTGCCACTTGGACACCACATAGGACAATCAATGCGGATTACTACACTTTTGACTTAGAAAACACCGAAGCTTCTGGGGTTGTTCGGTTGGGCCAAACTTACGTTGTGTTCTTTCCGGACCGTGCGTATTCGGTTAATTATGTCGGCAAGCCAAATATCATGCAAGTGCAAGAGATTGCAACTAACCTTGGCGGCGTTCTACCAAACACGGTGATCCAGCATCAAGGGTTAATTTTCTACGCCACGCTAGAAGGCTTCTGGTTGTTTGATGGGCAGCAACAGCAACCAATTTCTGGGAGCATCTGGAATGTGTTGATAAAACAAGTAGACCGAAATTACTTGGACCGAATGTGGGCTTACCAAGATAAGCAAAACAACGAAATTGGTTGGGTGTTCGCTAGTGTTGATGGGGGCGGGACGCGTGACCGCGCGGTTGTTTATAACTATATCGAAAAAGAGTTGGGCCTTTATGGACGTGCCCAACACTACCGCACGGTTAGAAACCATGTTCCCGAACATAAAGTCCAGACCTTCCAATCGCACTGGTTTCATAGGTGTTTTGTTAAGGAGCATCCGCGACTGGAAGTCGACATTACACCCGAGGGTTTTCTGGGGTGGAACTGATCAGGTGTTAATGGAGATGCGCGACAGCGATCCAGATACCGACATGGTAGATACAGTTTCAGGAGTGTTCTTAGAGACTGGAGATATTTACTACGGAGACATCCAATACGAAAAAGATGTTGATCTGATCACCATTGACGCAGACTATGACACCAACTGCTTAGGAATAGATGTTTACGTCAGCGCACGAAACTACCGCGCTGAAGCAGTCTCTTGGACTCTTGTGGGGCGTTGGAGTAAAGACTCCGAAGAGCGGCATATTGACTGGAACTCAGCGGAGTTCGGGACCGCTGGTCGGATTCTCCGGTTTAAGTTCATACCGGTAGGCTCGACCTACGGCCTACGCAAATTGAGTTTTTTCGCTTGGGGTGAGCGCGTTGATTTGCCCACACAGATTGGACCTGATAAATGAGAATTTTTGAGATAACAGAGGTGGAGCAGTTGAAAGACTGGTTGCCTATTATACAAGCTAGTCACCTAGCGATCGGCAAGCCGCGAGGTGCGAACGCCAAGATACCTTTTGCTGGGTATATGTTGACGATTGTTCAGGCTGTAGGAAACTGGCCTGCTGGTGGTGTGTTTGCTGTGACAACAGACGACGGGTTGCCGTTAGGCTTTACTGCGGTTGTGGAGCAAAGCGAACGGTATTCAGACGAGAAGACCCTGCTGGCTTATACAGTTTACACCACCGGAGAAGATCCTCGGACGGTTAAAGCTTTGGTAGAATTTGTTGAAGACAAAGCGCGTGAGGCTGAGTTCACGCATGTAGAGGCGCACTCAGGGAGGTTTACACGCGCAAGCTTTCGTTGGTTCACGACTGTCCTAGGGATGGTCAAACAAAAAGTAATTTACAAAAAGGAGTTATAAAATGTCTTTAGGAGTTCAAGCAGGTCAATCATCGTCAAGCGGTAGTCGTAAGGGTGCCTTAGACTCGGGCGGCCTCGGGTCAACCACGAAAGGTTGGCGCGAGTTGGCCGCTCCGTGGAAAGGCGTCTACGATCAAGCAAACACAGCGTTGAAGCCGTCTGACAGCACTGCCCGGAATAATTTCTGGAGTCAGATGCTGAGCCAGACCCCTAACACAGATGTGCAGCACCGCCCAGAGTTTGCGCGGCTAATTAACGGCACGGGGAGTAACCCACTACCGAACGGCGGAGCAGAGAACATGCAGAGCATGTCTAAGCGAGATCCGTATAGCGGGGACTACGAACAGCGCACGCAAGACAACTTTGTCCAACGCGCGCAAGAAGCGTTTAACCAGGTGGGCACCAGCCCGACTATGATGGATGGTGGGAC